TGACCGGAAAGGTAAAGATAACCGGCAGTGTGGAGCTGCAGGGGCCGGTTGCTGTCAATGGAGCGGTCACCATCAACGGAAGCCTGACCGTTAATGGACAGCCCTGCCGTCCCTGCCTCTGCGGTTGACAGGAGGAATACAGGAAATGGAACCAAGGATACAAAACGGCGACTATATCCCGGACGGGCTGGGAGGTGTGGTTCGCAGCCAGGGGGCAGACGCACTGCTGGAGCGTGTGCTGTTTCGCTTGACGGCCCGCAGAGGCGGGCTTCCTCCTCTGCCGCAGCTGGGAAGC